CTAATGTAGCAGTAGGTTATTATTCTCAAAGACTTTTAAACCATGCAGATGCAGATTGCAATGTAACAGTTGGTAATTATACAATGGATGGAGTAGGTGCAGTTGCAATTCATAGCTGTACAGCAGTTGGACATAACGCATTAAGTGGTTCTTTAACTGCTACAGCAAATAATGCGACTGCTGTAGGAAGAGACGCATTAAAGAGTTTGACATCTGGTGCTCAGAATACAGCGGTTGGAGCTAATTGTGCTGATGACCTTACTACAGGTGGGTACAATACCGCAGTTGGGAAATCGTCACTTGCAAGTTTAACAACTGGAAGTAATAATGTAGCATTGGGAAGAACAGCATTAGCAGTAGCCGCTGACGATGAATCAGACAATGTTGTGATTGGATATGGTGCAATGGAAGGCGCTAAACAAGACGGAACAGCAAGTGCAACTAATAGGGAATTAAAACAAAATATAGCAATTGGTTCTGGTGCTTTGTATGGTGGTACACTAACAGGTACCAATCATCTTGAATCTTGTATAGCTATTGGACATCAAGCATTAGACGCTACTGGAGCTAATCATCATATTGGAACAATTGCTATTGGCAAATCTGCATTGGGCGCTCTTACTTCTGGAAGTGATAATCTCGCTATAGGTTGGGAATCATTGGATGCTTGTAATACAGGCACTCAGAATGTTGGTGTAGGAATTATGACATTGAGTGCGACAGATGATGGGGCAAGTAATACTGCTATAGGCGCTTATGCAATGCAGTTAGGTAATGCTGGTACTTCAAATACTGCTGTAGGCGCACAGTCAATGATTGATGTTACAGGAAGTTATAATACTGCTGTGGGTATGCAGGCATTATTTGATATAACAAGTGGGGTAAGCAATGTTGCATTAGGAGCGCTTGCTATGAAAGATGCTCATGCTGGAGAATCTCATAATATAGCTATTGGCGTTGAAACTATGAGAGATGTAGACGAAGATACTAGCAATGCAGATTACAATATAGCTATTGGTACTCAGGCTTTATTAGGTGGTACTGTAGGAAGTGATTTTATAGGTAATATAGCTATTGGTGCTTATGCTTTGGATTCAACTGGAACTAACGCTCATACAGGAACAATCGCCATTGGACACGGAGCTTTAAGTGTATTGACTTCTGGAGCAAGGAACACAGCCGTTGGATACCAAGCAATGGACGGAATAACTGTGGGTGAAGACAATGTTGCTTTCGGATATGGAGCATTAGGTGGTGCATCTACATCTTCTGAAAATAAAAGAAATATAGCGATTGGTGCTTCGTCTATGTCTGGTACAAATGCTGGAGCATCTGCAAATGTAGCCATTGGATATGCGGCTCTTGATGCGAATATGACTGCTGACGCTGATAATAATGTTGCGATTGGTTACTATGCCGCAAGTGCTATTACTGGAGGTCAAGGCAATGTAGCCATAGGGAAAGAAGCATTACTTACACAAGCAAACGCTGGAGCAAATCATAATGTTGCTATTGGTGAAGCGGCTTTGAAAGACATGAATGGCGCTCATACTCGAAATATCGGAATAGGTGCTGCGGCATTGGAAAATGCAACTACAGCAACAACCTTTACAGATAATATAGCGATTGGTGCATATGCATTTGACGATAGTGGTAGCAATGACCAGACTGGTACAATTGCGATTGGACATAATGCACTTACTGCTTTGACATCTGGTGTTGGCAATGTGGCTATAGGGTATAAAACTGGGAAAGCATTAACAAGTGGAGATGGGAATACTGCTGTCGGTTTTGAATCGTTATATACTGATGATTTAGGTATGGGAACTACTGCTATTGGTTATAGGGCGTGTTATTACCAAAATTCAGATGATAGTGATGAACACACAGGAAATACAGCAGTTGGATATGCCGCACTTCATGTAAATGTGGATGGGCAGTTTAGTACCGCTGTTGGTTATCAAGCATTGCACGATATGGAACCTACAGGAGACGATACTGGTCATAACACAGGCTTGGGATTTAAAGCAGGTAAATTTATATCTACTGGTCTTGATAATACTTTCGTAGGTGCTAATGCTGGTGAAGGAATTACTGGCACTCCATTAACAGGAAGTAACAATACAGCAGTTGGTTCAAGTGCTGGAGTTGAACTTGAGGGTGCTGCTCATTCCAATACCTTTCTTGGAACTTTAGCAGGAAATACAATTGAAACTGGAACTGGAAATGTCTGTTTAGGTTACAATACTGAAACATCTGCTGACAATTCTCACGGACAATTTGTAATTGGTAACAACACTACTGGCACTGCTAACTATACAGCGACTATTGGCAATGGCTCAAATACTGCATCATTAGGAATAGATGGTAGTGACACATCTTGGGCGGCAGCATCATCAGATGAAAGATTAAAAGAAAATATTGAAACATCTCTTGCTGGTCTTGGATTTATTAACGACTTAAGACCAGTTACTTATAATTGGAAAAGAGCAAAAGATGTTGATGAAAGTTTACCACAATATAAAGATTCTGATGAACCAGTATTAGGACATAAGTACGGAGAGGTGTTGCACGGCTTTATTGCTCAAGAAGTAAAACAAGCAATAGATAATCACGAAGAGATTGCTGATGGTTTTAAAATGTGGAAATTAAAAGATGATGGCACTCAAACTGTTGCTGATGGAAACCTTGTTCCAATGCTTGTAAAAGCAGTTCAAGAACTATCTGCAAAAGTAGAAGATTTAGAAAAACAACTAAAGGATAAATAAATGAAATGGTCTAAATATAGTACATTAAAATCTGCAAAAAAGGTTGCATTTGAAAAAGTTGCTGAAGTAAAAGATGGTGATGACAAGGTTGTAAAAGAATCTTACATCGTCTTAGCTCAGAAACGATTTGATAGTGAAACTGGTGAAGCCTTAGATGATTCAAAACGAGAATGGTCTTTATCTGATTTAGAAAGAGAAAAGGCTCGTTATGATTTAGATATCGCAAGTGCAAAAGCAGAAAGTGATGAACTAGCAAAAGCAATAGCAGATTTTAAAAAACTTTAATTAACTAACAAGGAGTCACGAAATGGCTAAAAAAGAAAAAGAACAGAAGCCAGTCTTGAACCTTGATGACAAAGAGTATGTTATTGAGGATATGACTGATGAGCAGAAGATGATGGTAAACCATATAAATGATCTGCAAAACAAGCAGAATACTAATACTTTTATGGCTGATCAGTTACAAGTTGGTAAAGAAGCATTTATTAATATGCTTCGTGCATCATTAGAAGAAGAGGTTGAAGTAGTAGAATGATCATAAGAAGGTGTAGCCAGGGACATCACGTTAGAGTCCATAAAAATACGACTCCGGGTACTACCCGTGTAAAAACTTATCCTGATGGAACTACGGAAACTCTGGCTTATCCTTCGGCTTATTCATACTTTGTAGATGTAGATGGTGAGGTTAAAAAGAAGAGTAATAGCTTTAAGGTAGTAGAAGAATTTTATGTATCTGAATGTGCAAAAAAACATAGTGATGGACATGGTAGGGTGATCATAGGCAAGCATCATTTGATAAATGGTGTTGCTACATCCCAAGAAGATTACCCTACAAATTCTAATACTAAATCACAGATACAAGATTTTTATGATAAACGTGGGATCTCTTACGGGTCTAGTGAAACTAAAGCAGAACTTCTTTCAAGAATTGTTCCTAAATTACATGTGAATAAAGAAGTGTCTAAGCATTTAAAGGTTTAATAGGAGTAAAAAATGGCTAAAGGATTAAGAGAATATACCTCAGCTGAAGCAACATCGCTTGCTATAGGTCAAAATGGTTTTGATCTTATTGCAGAGCATAATACAAATACATCAGAACCAGATAAGGGAGCATGGATAGCGATACAGGCACTTGGTAAGGGTGGTGGTGATGCAGCTGTTGAGTATTTACAATTAAAGGTTACATCTAATATTGGCGATAGTCTTAGTTCGGCTTGGTTCTATATGGTTCCAGGTGAAATATTATATGGTAATTTTAGTGGTATAATCAATCATACAAATTCTACAGCGACATGCATAGCTTACAGAGGGTGAGAAGGATAGAAAGATTGAAGAGAAAGTTGGGCTATAAAAAGCCTACTTTGATTCAAAGAATTAAGAATTGGTTTAAATCAATATTTTGGAGTTCTAAGTGATTTATACAATAAAAAAATTAAATAACGGAGATTTTGAAGTTGTTAATACGAGCTATAACATACCTATTAATTATGTTTATATTGATTAGTATTACTGGATGTGATTCTGGTTGGTCAGTTTGTGGCTGGGAAGTTAAGTGAGTGAAAAACCTGATACCGCCAGAAGTTATCGTGCTACTGTTCTTGATGATAATGCCATTGTTAGCATTAACCTTAAGTGGCTCGGTCAAATTGCAGTTCTTATTGGAATGCTGGTCTATGGGTATTGGCAAATTGAAACTCGCATTAAGAACCTTGAAAGAAATTTTGATGAAGCTAATACAACCATTACAGAGTTGGTGGAAAAGCATATTGTAGAAGAACAACAAAGATATATCGAAATGGAAGAAGAATTAAAGTGGTATCAAAAACTAACTAATAAAAAGAAGAAGAAATAAAATGGATTTTATGGCAGTATATGGCGAAGCAGGTATGATAGGCGTGGTTGGAGTCATGTTTGTTTATCTTGTAATGTCTCTATCTAAAAAATCAGAATCTCAACAACAAGCATTGGAAAATTTAAAAATTGAGAATAAAGGTCAATCTGAAACTCTAGAGAATATGGAAGGTATGGTTATTAAATTAATTAACAGATGGAATCAATCTGATGATAAATTAGATCGTAAGTTTGATGCTATTACCAAAGAGATCAATGACCTTGATAACCAAGTATCAGAATTAAAAGGTTCCATGAGCAGAATCAATGGGCGGCATTAAGTTAGATGCAAAGTTTATTTTTAATATTATTAGCGTGCTTGGAGCAGTCGCTTGGGGCTGGTATCAAATGGAATTAAGAGTACAAGCTTTAGAAATGAAGATAGAGCATAATGAAAAGATGGCTAAACTTAGAGATGAAATAATGGAAATAAAGAGTGTTAAAGATGGATTATGATCCCATAGATAAATATAGATATGATGTTAAGGAAAGACTTGCTAGAATAGAATCAATTCTAAATAGGGAGTTACCTGATATAAAAGAACAATTAAAGATATCAAATGGTAGAACAAGGGCATTAGAGAACTGGCGTAGTTATATGTTAGGTGGTATGGCTTTATTAACGGTTTTATTTGGAATTATAAAATAAGGAGAAAACATGGATATTAAATCAATGTTGGTTAGATTAGCTGAAGAACAAGCAGAAAAAATGCAAGAAGAAGCTGTAAAGCATTTAGGTTCTGAAGAAATGACAGAAAAGATTGCAACTGCGATCAATAAAAGAGTTGACATACCATTTGTTAGTGAAGATAAAGAACAGATCTTCTTTGAGAAGGTAGTTGACGTGGTAACAGATGTTCTTGAAGGTTTGTTTAAAGGTAAATAATGCCACAAGGTAAAGGTACATACGGATCCCAAGTAGGTAGACCATCAAAAAAAAGGAGTTCAAATGCCAAGGTTCGGAAAAAGAAGTCGAACAAGACTAAAAGGCGTAGACGCTAGATTAGTTAATGTATTGAATGAGTTAATAAAGATAATGGATGTGACCATTATTGAAGGATTACGGAGTAAGGAGCGGCAGCAGGAATTATTAGCACAAGGGAAAACTAAAGTAAAGTATTCCAAACACATGGAAGGAAAAGCTGTTGATCTCGCTCCTTACCCGATAGACTGGAACGATAGAGAACGCTTTCATTACATGGGTGGCATGGTAAGAGGTATAGGACATGCACTAGGTTTAAAGATCCGTTGGGGTGGAGACTGGGATTCTGATGGAGAAATAAAAGATAATAAGTTTGATGATCTAGTCCATGTAGAGATACGAGATTAATGCCTGGAGAAGATTTCACCAGGGACAACGATGACAATCTCATCGCATGCCCTAGGTGCAAAGGGAGATCTCTTAGACGAGATGGA